AAATACATTTGGAGATTCAAATCCAATTACAGTTCAAGATCAAAATGTTACATCTTCAGAAGTTGAACGCCAATTAAATTTTGCAGAATTGGGAAGTATTGTTGCAGATGTAACAAATCAAGTAATGAATGATATTTATGGTACAGTGTATACAGAAGCACAATTACAAAGTGTAAATAGTCCTAATTCACAACAATTTATTACTTCAAGTATTATTTCAGGTATAAATCATAATGCATATAGAATCGGAACACAGTCTAATGCAGTAGCATTTAATTATTTTTTTATAAGCGTAAATCCAAAAAACTATAATAGCATATGGGGAAAAGATTCAGAGTTTAGTAGCACAGTTGCAAATAAAAGCATACGAATACGAGGTAAATTTGCACAATATAGTGGCAGTTCTTGGAGTCAAGCAAGTTTTTCATTAATGGATTTTGCTCCTGTTATTCATAAAGTAAATGCAGATGGTACTATTGGAAGTGAAATATTAATTATATTAACTGAAAATACTAATGGTCATAGAAGAATACATTTTTTTGATAGCGATGAAACTACAATGTATCGAGTTGGAATTAGAACAAATACTGCTGAAATAATTGAAATACGTGAAATAAAATTAAAACATCATTTAGCAGCTGTATCAGATGATGCGACTAATTTAAAACATTTACAAACATCTGTTAGTGGTGTTTCAAGTTTTAGATTAGAAATGGATGCTTTATTTAATACTGCTTTTCAAACAGCAGATAATTTAATTGCAGTTAAAATTGCAGTTCCTACTTTAAGTGCAATAGGTAGTATTGATTTTATAACAACTAATAATGACAACTATAGTTCAAGTAATAATAATTTAATATTTACTTTAGGTGCAGATTGGATTTCAGAGAATAAAGGTATGGGTTGGCAAGATGTTATTATTGATTTAAATAATATTGCTAATATAGAAAACAATCCTGTAATTGGGCAACTAGCTGACTTTGTTATTCGTGTTAATTATTCTGTTAATACAACAGAAACTTCTATAGCAATTGATAGCATTAATCAAGTAACCGATAATAGAGGTAGTTGGAATGGTAATTATAAATTTTATTATAGTTGGATATACGATAGAATTCAAGAATCTGGTTACTATGAGTTTCAGAATCAATTAAATGGAATTTATTTACAAAACGAAAGAATAAATGTTAAAGCTTTAATAAAGGAATTATCTAATGGTGGATTTGGCGATAGAGCAGAGCGTATTACTGGTGCTAATGTGTACTACAAAGAATGGGATAAAGACAGGCAAGAAGATAAATATGATGACCCTTTTCTTTTAATTAAATGCGACTTTGAAAAAGGTGTATTAAAACATCAAGGTACAAAATTATTTGGATGGAGTTTAGGTAACGTTGCTACAGATCATTACACGCATGATGCAATACAATTTATAGACCCTTCTTTAAGTAGTACATATAGTATATCAAGTGGCTATGAATATAATCCATTAGAATCTATTGAAGAGATACGCTTTAAAGCATTTACAAATCTTAACAGAAGAATATACTACGGAAACGTAGACATATTATGGGAGAAGTTTGAGGGTGAAACTAATTTTAAACGCAACAGATATCAAGATAGAGTATATAAGTCTTTATCTAATAAACCTGATATTATACCTAGTTACAATTATTTAGATATAGATATAAACGATGGCGATGAAATAACTGCATTAGCATCATATGCTGATAGATTGCTTGTTTATAAACAAAACATGATGTATTTAGTAAATGCTACACAACAAGTAGAATACTTAGAAGACAAGTATATGCATAAGGGTGTGGCTAGTAATCGTGGTGTAGTTGAAACAGATATTGGTATAGCTTGGGTAAATACATTTGGTGCATATCATTATGATGGTGATAGTGTAAAAGAATTAAGTAAAAGTAAATTATTGCAATCTGTTTTTAACACAGACGTTGGCAGCAATCCTAATATTGTTTACGAACCTAAACTACGTCATTTAATTATTACAAATAGCAATGGTACAAATGGTTATGTGTATGACCTTAATGTAGAAGCGTGGGCGAAAACAACTAGTGGATTAGGTAGCAAAAATTATAACATGGTTTATTACACAGATAAAGTTTTAAGTGCAGTTGAAGCTAGTGGTAGTGCTGATTTTAAAGAACTTAATATTTCTAATGCATCAAACGAATCAATGATATATGAACTTAGAACAAAAGATATATCATTTGGTAGTGTTGGTACTCGTGCAGATGTAAAAGCAGTTTATATAACTTACAAAGGTACAATAAGTGGCAGTGCTAATGTTACTGTACAATACTATAAGGACAAAGGTTCTTCTCCTAATGCATTTACAGGAGGTACGCTTGCATCATCAGCAAGTGGATTCACTACTGCTAAACTGATACCAAACCCTAAATCAGGCAGTAAAAAAATGCATACAATACAATTACGAATTACATCTTCGGGTAGTGGCGGTGTTGGATTTAAAGATTTTGAATTACATGATTTATCAATTGTTTATAGAGAGAAGACGATAAAATGAGAAATAAAAAATTACTGCGATCACAAAGACATATGTCACAACCTATTACAAATAATATACAGAACAATCCACAAGAAAGTATTGAGGTTGGTCTTACTGGTTTACAAAAGACAGTTATATATAATGGTAAAAAATATAAAGTGGATTTAAAGGAAGACTAATATGGAATATTCAGATATAGCTCAAGAAGGCATTAATAAAGCAAATAGAAAAATAAATAATGCTGAAAAAATTATAAAAGAAAAAGAACGTAAAGAAAAAAGTTTACAAGACATAAATGCATTTATATCGTTAAAAAGATTAGAAAACGAAAACTTTAAAGATTTTGAAGCTAGACTTAATGATATAAGACAAGATGCAAGTTTTGATAAAATATTTGAAGATAAAAGTTCTAAGTCTGCATATAAAGATGGGTTCTTATCTACTAAAGAAGGTATGAAAATAAATATAGAAGATATTGAAAAGATACGTCAGTTTAGAACAATGAGTACAAACCCTGTTGTAAAAGAAATAATGCAATTGTTAGAAAAACCTGAAGGGAGTTAATTATGGTTGATGATATATATGGTGAAGATTTAAATAAAGAAATGGAAGATATGAGTACTCCTTTTAAACAAGAAGGCAATGGTGTTACAGGTGATATGAGAAAATCTAGCAATCGCAAATATAATTCGTTATTTGACAATTTTGTTAAAGAAGATGGCAGTTTAGATTATGTATCTACAGGGTTAGGTATTGCTCAAGCTGGTTTAATTACGTCTCAAATGTTTGATAAAAGTTATGATAAAACAATAAGTAATCTTGAAAGTGCATTAAGTGATTTACAAACTGCCAAATCAAACATTGGAGGACAGTTAAATGCAAATTTATCTGAAGCAAGAACAGATTTAAGCGATTTAAATGCATTAAGTAGTGTAAGTCTTATGCAACAAAATAAATCTCAATTTAGAGAGTTAAGTGATGTAAGTAGTGATTTTAGTATGGGTCGAATAGAGTCAATGAAAGATGATTTGCTTTCTAATATAAATGCTAGGTTAAAAAATCAATTTAATCAAAATCAAATGAGAACAGAAAAAATTATAGAACAAAATGTAAATGATGCTAGAGCTACTATTTCAAAAGTAAATGCAAGCATGGACTCTATAAAAGATGAAATAAAAGAAGTAAAGGATGCAAAGAAAAATAGATTTAGAAATACTCTTACAGATTTAACTGCTCTTGCTTCTACTTACTATGATCCAACAGGAATAACTGGAAGTATAATAAGAAGTACAAAACCTAAAAACAAATATTCATAGGAGCTGTTATGAATTTACAAAATATGATACAACGACAAGTAGGAATTGAACAAGCTAAAAAAGAAGCCAATAAAGTAGGAAGTGTGACTGCAAATGATGTTATTAATCTTGCTACAACAAGCGATAGGTTATTAAGAGAATCTATTAATACTGCTTTTAAAAATGCTCAAGAATTTCCAACCTCAGAAAATTTAAATAAACAAATCCAAGATTTATCCAACTTTAAAGAACAAGCTATGTTACCTGCTACTAGAATTGCATTTGATATGGGTATTAAAAATTTACAAGATTATAAACTAATGCAAGAAACAAGAACTAAAAAAGGTATGGAACTTTTTACAAATGCTAGAAATCTTGATACAAGTGATTTAGAAAGTATAACAACATTTAGAAAAGAAGCAGATAGTGCATTTGCAAATCAATTAATTGGTGATAAACAATATGAAGCTATTATTGATATTACAGAGCCTAAATATAAAGAAGCAGATAGTCAATTAGATTATGCTAAAGAGTTTGGAGCATTAAAAAGATTTGACGAAGTTTTTGAAAAAGGTGGTGCTAAGGCTGTAGATGAATTAATATACCAAACATTTACAGAAACTGGAGATGAAAGTACACTTACTAGGTTAGTACCATTTGCTAAAAATTATATGGAAAATGTTAAAGCAAGAGTAGAAGCATTTGAAAAAGACCAGGAAAATGTACAAGAAATGACTGTTTTAAATATAGTTCAAAGAGCAAAAGATATATATGGAAACATTGTAGAAAATGTACAAGGAGATGCTAGTGGTGATCCAATAACTGGTAGAAGAACTCATGCTAATTTATATAACAATACATATGTTTTAGATAATGTAACAAGTAAATCATTTGGCGAAAAATATTTTATGAAAGGTTATGGAATAGATGCTTTTGATTTTGATTCATGGTATGATGATGCGTTAACAACAATGAAATCAATACTTATTATTGATGAAAGTTTACCGATTAGTAAAACATTACAAGGTAGAGATAATAAAAATATGGAAAATTTAATGGACAAAAGCAATCCTATGCATTTTTCTTTAATTAGAGATACTCTTAATCAAGCTTTAACACAAATAGCTGAAAAGAAAGAAGATGGTACTTTTTTCTCAGATAAGAAAAATTTTAGTTATGAGCCATTAGAAACAACGTTTAAAAATTTATTAGATGCTGTAAATCTATATGAAAATAATCGAAAAGCTTTTGATGGTGTAAGACCTACTAAAACAAATGCAGATCCATCTTTTATGGATTTAAATCTTCAACTCGATTTCTTAGACAAAGATAATTAAGGATATCAAATGCCACAATTAGATGCTATATATAGAAGAAAAAATAGATTTGTAAATCAAATACCTAATTCTAGTCAAGAATCTTTGGGAGTAGAAGCTGCTGAACCTCAAATAGATGTTATTCGTTTTGAGCCTGATTTAGAATATGGTGCAGAAAAAAATAAAATATCAGCTTATAAATCATATTTTGATGCTGTAAATATGGTATTAGAAAAAGAAAAAATACCTCCTGTAAACTTTAATCATCCTACAACATTTTTATTAAATAAAACTGAATCAAGTAAAAATCTCGATATGTACAATACATTTCGAAGTCAAATGGAAAAAACTCTTCGTTCTAATTTTTTGTGGAATGATAATGTGCCATTAAACAAACAAGAACAAACAATAGATGCATGGACAGATGAATTTTATGGTCTTACAAAACATACTCAAAAATTTTTAAGTGGTTATGATATATCAGAAGATGGCAAAAAAGCTATTTATGAAATAACTAAAAATCAATTGCGAAAAACTGCTCCTACTATATTTGCATGGGCTGGAGAAGAATATAATCAATTTCAAAATTCTAAAAGAGATGGTATTGGTAAAAATAGAAGAGAAGCTCAAGCATCATTTGCTGAAGGTTTAGGTGCATTGGGAATAGAATCTGTATTAGGAAAAGATGTAAAGCAATATGCTGACCAAATGAGAATAGAAGCCGATAGCATGTCAGAAGCACAAGGATATGGTGCTATGACTACAGGAGAATTATTTCAAATAGGTGGAGTTGAAGGTGTTGCAAGGGGCATTACTAATGTTTTTTATAATGCATATCAATCTTTACCATATCAAGTTCCAAGTTTAGCTACGTCATTAGTAGCAAGAGGGTTAGGTAGTAATCCTTTTACCTTTGGTGCTGGTCTTACTCTTTCTTTAGGTACTGGTGGTATCATGGAAACTGGTTCATTTTTATATGAAACGCAAAAAATGTATCATCAGTTAAAATCACAAGCATCTCGTTCAAAAGAAATGTTAATGAATCCTGAACATCCTGATTATAACCCAGAGTTGTTTCGAAGATTATTTTCTATAGAAATGAGTGATGGCAGTCGTAAATCATTAGACCAAGTTAGCGATAAAGAAATACGACAAATGTCTGAAGGATTATCAAGAGTGTATGGTAGTTTAAGTACTGCAGTTGAAGGTTTAAGTTCTTTTGCAGAAAAAAATATATTTGGCAAAATAGGGTCAGGTATGATAAAAGGAATGAAAAATAATAATAAATCTGCAGTTAAATCAGTATTCAAAAGTTATTTTAGAAAACCTTTTGTTTCTACATTTCTTGAAGGTGGTACAGAAATGACTCAACAAGGTATTTCAGAAGCATTAAAACATTATAATATACCTGAATATTCTATTAGCAGAGGAGCAATAGCAGAATCTTTTGCAATAGGTGCTATTTATGGAATGAGTTTTTCAACAGGTGGTGCTATAGGAAGAAAAGCTTTAGATATGTACTCAATTAAAAAAGGTGAGTACAATTTAGCAGAAGAACAAGCATCTAGATTAGTATTATCAGATAAAGACAGAAGTAAAATAAGACCATATGATAACGACATTATTCTTGGTACAAACAATGGTGGTTATTTAGAACAAATAGCAAAAATGTATGATGTGTCTGTTGATGAAATAGCACAAAGGCAAAATGATCTTGGTCAAATGGATAAGTTTACAGCTAAAAATAAAAAAATAGTTGCTAATGCTAATCCACAAATATTTGAAAAATATGGTTGGACAAACATTTACAAGACTCTTGCAAAACAACAAAAGAAAGCAGTTGCTCAAAAACAAAAAAAAGCAGTTAGTAAAGTTGCTCAAAAAACTCCTACTAAAAAAATAAGTGGACAACCTGAAATGAGTCCTGAAGCAGTTATTCAACAAGCAATGGAGTTTAACTTTGATGATTTGCCTAGTGGAATGCCATCAGAGATAGACCCTGATGCTCAAATTGGATTAAATATTTTTGGCAATAGTAATGAAATGAATATTGACCTAGTTATTGAACAAGAATTAAGGTCACAAATTGAGTTTACAAAAAAGAATACTACGCTTACAAGCAATGAAAAAAGAATAAAGTTAAAAGAATTACAATCAAAGTTAGACAAAACTACACAATCTCTTAAGCAACCAGCTAAAGTCAAAAAGAAAATAAAAAAGAAAGTTGAAGTAAAACAAAAAACTAAAGCAGTCGTTAAAAAAACATTGCAAAAACCTGATACAATAGACGGGCTTAGAAGAAAATTAGATTACATAAAAACTAATTATGTAGATAATGTAAAAGATAAAAACAGCGATAATTATAAAACTGCATTACAAACAGTTAATGAATATCAAAAAAGATTAGAACAATTAGAAGGTAAAACAAAAAAGAAACCTGTAAAAAAACAATCGATTAATAAAGATATTATAAAAAATATAGATGAAGTAGCTAAAAAAGATATTAAAAGTGAAGTTGATAAAATGTTTGCTGGTGATTTTAAGAATAAAACTAAAAAACAACCAGACACAAATAAACAACCTGAATCAGACCCCGATAAAATAGCAGATAGTGAAAAAAGAGTAGGTAGCATGAAGGATGTTCAAGCTCTTCTTGCAAAGAAAAAAAGTGCTGGTCAAATAAATGTAATTGATAAATTAAAAGAAGATGCACCTGATATTGTTAAAGGAGCTACAGGTAAACATATTAATGATTTATTTAATAAAGGAAATACAAATGATTCAGATGTTTTATTAAGTGAAATTGAAGATGTACCTAGTATAATTCTTACAGGTAAACGTAAAAAAGAATTTGATATGATGCAGAACAAATTATGGAATGCAACTAAAAGAGGATATGGTTTGACCGAAGTTGATTTTCCTGATTATGTAGATGCATTTAAAAATTATTGGGGTGCAACAGTATTTAAAGATGGATATGATACTTGGTCACAAGAAAGATTAGCTAAAAGTCCAACAAAAACAAGTATTGCAAAAACTATTGGTAAACAAATACGAAGCATAGGAGATGTATTTTCAAATGATCAAGATTTAGATTCTGAATTTGATGATGCTTATGATAGTGCAGTAGAATATATAAGAGAAAATATTGGTGATGTTAATAGTGATTTAGAGTTTAATCAATTAAGTGCAAAAGATTTTAGTAGAATAGCAAAAAGTCCTTTTGTTGTATATGATTTTAGTGTTGATGTAAAAAAACTTAGTGACATACAAGATATTGCATATACGCTTATAGAAGAAAATGAACAGACTGCATTTAATGATTTATTGGAAATTATAAGTACTCCTGAGTTTGATCTTGTTACTCCTGATGGAATGACATTAGCAGAGCTTGTAGAAAGAAATGATAATGCTAAACAATTGTTTAGAAGATATTACAATTCAATACATCCTAGTAATACTGGCTCTGTTAATCGAGGAGTAGAAGGAGAAATAATTGAATATGAAGCAAGACTTTCTACTGCTGCAAATAGTATAGAACCTACGCTTAGAGATGGCAAATTAATATATCCTATTCTTGATTTTAAAGCAACTGATGAATCAAGTCTTAATGGTCAAACTAGACCAGAAGTAGGAGTAAAAAGACATTATTTAAGATATGCACAAGACAATGGTTCTGTATTTGCTATGCTTAAAAATAAAGATATATATGTTAGTTATAAGGAAAATAAAATATATGGATTTTTAAAAACACCTCAGTTAATGAATTTGTATAAATATAAGTTAGTTGATAATAATCTTGTACCAATCGCATCTCGTGGTGAAGATGGCAATCTCATTATGGCTGCTATAACAGACAAAGTAAAAAATGCTAGTAAAGATATTGAAGCATTTGCAATAGAAGAAATACAACCTTACAAAAAATTTATGAATACAAATAAAGGCAAATGGGATATTGTAAATAATGTATTTGGTCCTTTGTTAAGTCAAGAGAATATGACTACAAAAGAAAACGAATATTTTAATTTTGTATTTGATGGCGATTATAATATATATAGAGAACATGTAATAGCTAAACATTATGCTTTAAAAGATTTGTTTGGCTCTGATTATATCTTTATGAAGCCAGAAACTTTAATGAAAAGGATTAAAATACCATTTACTCCTGTGCAAACAAGTCCGTCACTTCCTCCTAGAAAAGTAATGTTTTTTGATTCTAAAGATGCAACAATAGAATATCAATCTAATCGTGTTGATATTGATGATAAAATTAAAAAAGTAAAATTACAACAAGCTATTGATGGAGAAATGCAATATATAGGTGATGGTACTACACTTACATCGGGTAATGTTTTTTCAGAAACATATCCTGAACATTTTGGTACACCTGAAAATGCAACAAGAGCTAAAACTGTTCATTACTATAAAAGTGGCGAAGATGTACATATGGCTAAACATCAAGAGATGACATTATTTTTACCTGAAGGAGAGCGTGCAGTATTAAAAGTAAGTGGCGACCCTATTGCAATATTTAGAAAAGAAGGTAATAATGTAAATATATATGACATGGAAAATAATCCTATTGATAATCTTATGTCTAATGATGAGGCTAAAGTCAGAGGTGGTGAATTACTTAAAGATAACGTAACTCATGAATTAGCTGGTGAATCTATAGGTATGGTTACGTTTACAGATAGGTTTCAAAAAAATACTAGCATATTTAGTGGACAATTAAGTTATTACTTTGATGATCCAAGATTTCAAGAACTTATAATGGATAAGTTTGAAAATATAAATCAAGGTACATTTTCTCCTAAAGCATTAGAAGCTACGTTACGAGCAATCTCTGAGAATGGCGAAAGAATGGATGCTATTATTAAAAACTTTTCTAATCGTTATGTAGATGTAATACCACAGAATGTTGAAGAATTAGCAGAATTAGGTGCTGGTAAACATCCAGTAAATAGTGGATTTTTTAAAGAGACCATGAAGAATAAGTTTTTAAAACCTATGGTAGATTTTAAAATGAAAGGTTCTCATTTAGATTTTCGTGCTGATTACAGAGGGTTAGTAAATCAAGACGAAACTATTATTGGACCAAACAATGGTTTAATTAAAGAAATAACAAGAATAGCAGACTTACCTAGTAAAATGAATACTAATGCTAAAATTGATGCAGTTAATGAGTGGCTTAGTAAAAATAAATTTTATACAATGATTGTAAGACACCCTGTAGCAAGTAGTGTAGGGTTTGGTTTATATAGAATTAAAAAGATTGAACCCTCTATAGGTGATTCATTTATACTGCATCCTAAAGAAGTAAAAGAACGTTTTGAAGGCGACCATGACCATGATAGAGGACATTTAGTATGGCTTGACCAAGAGTTTTATAATCAGCTTAAACCACATGAAGTACCTACTAGTGGACTGCAGTTAAATCAATTTAAAAAATTTGATGAAGATAGCACATTAGAAAATTTAAGTGGTACAGCAGAAATGATTGAAAGAATGACCTATGGTCAAACTGCTATTGGAGAAATAGTAAACATTACTAGATATGCAGGTGCGTTAAACTCAATGTTTGGTGCAGATGGATATTTAGAATATTCTGTAAATGGAAAAAAAGTCAGATTAAAACCTAGACCATTTAATATGCAAGTAAGTGATAATGACATTGTATATAAAGATGGTAAAAAATGGAATGGTAAAGTAAAACAACTTTTAAGATTATATCTGCAAGCAGCAGTTGACCACCCTAAAGTATTATTGCTTGATAGATGGAATTATAATAGAGATAAATTAATTAATTATTTGTTTTATGACCCTACATCTCCTAATGCTCCTTTAAATAAAACATTAGTAGAGTTTCTTAAAAAAGGAATACTTGACATATTAAATATAAATGGACAAGTAGATAATCATCGTGTTTCTGGCGGTAAGTCTGTAAAGTTTGATGAATTGTTAAATAAAAGCGAAGAATACAATGAGTTTGTTAATGATAGAGCAGAGTATTTAAGAAATGATTTACTAAGAAAAGAAGAAGCATATTACGATAATTTAAATAGCAACATTGAATCTGCTACACGATCACAAGATATGGTCTTATTTGGAGATGTAAAATTTGCAGATAATAGCAATAGACCTATGAGTCTACAAGAAAAGATTACAATCAAGTATGCAGAGATGTTAGATAAAATACCTGGTAAACGTAATAGATTTTTTAATACACCTCGTGAATTAAGTCTGCCTGTACATAGAACTGCAGTATATAATATATATCCTGAATTGTTTGAACAAATTGCAGAAATGGCTGGAGATGTAGATGCATTATCTCAAGAGGGAATAACGTATGCAAGTAATATTTCTAATAGTCTTTCTAAACTATATGAGTCTAAACAAAATAAAAACGAAACTGGTAGTACAATAAGTTTTATAGAAAGACTTACACCTAAAACATGGGATTACAATAAACAATTTGTTGAGTTTTATAAGTTTTGGTCTAAAAAATATGAAGCATTATCTCCTTTAGATAGAAAGTTAGCTACGATACAATATTTATTTGGAACTGTAGGCGGCACTAAAAGAGTGTTAAAACAAGATTTAAATACGTTACCTCCTATAAAACGTAAAGGCGGTACAACATTAGACCCTGAAATAATGGCAATATATTTTAAAGAATATAATAGTTTATTAAACAAATTTGAAAAAGACACTAGCATATTGACTGAGCTTAGAAAAGCACCAAAAATGTCAATGGCTGAATTAAGAAAGGACTTAGGTTGTGGCAAGTAATAAATGTAGCGATTTAGATGAAGAAAGTACTTTAGTAGCAGACTTACATCGTGCTTCTGATTTAGAAAGCGATATAAATAAAAAACAAATGTACGACCCTGATGTTTTACCTGTGTTTAAAAAAATAGATCAATCTATTCGTAATACTATAGATAGAATGAAAAATTATTCAGGTGAATATGACCCTTCTAAATTTACTTTTAATGAAAAGTATTTAAAAAAATTAATTAAACGAAGGGAAGCAACAACAGACCAAGTAGAAAAACAAACTATTATAACTGCTTTACAATCACAAGCAGATGCTGACCCAGGATTTTTAGAAGCATTAAAAGAAAGTGCATATGAAATAACTAAAACAGAACAATACAAAGAGCAAAGAAAATTTAAAGAAGCTAAAGTAGACCCTGTTACAAAGTTGCCTAATTTTTATACACTTAGTGTACAAACGCTAAGAGTATTATATCATGACTTAGCTCCTTTAATGGATGTAAATGAAAATGGTGATGTACTTGGTAGGTTAGGTTCAAACATTGCTTATGAGTTTGCATTGCCTAAAACAATATTTAAAAGAGCAAAAGACACAGAAGTATTTAAATACAAAAAAGCATTGTACGATTATCGTAATGAAATGAATAGAAGGGTTTCTAGTTACTCTGGTCCGATAGATGTGCCTTCTAGTCAAGAAAGAGAAAGAGTACATCCTGGCACAGATATACCTGTTATAGACAATATAAGAAGGAGCAAGGCAGGATATGCTGATATACTTGATAATATAAATACAACAGTAAATGCATATCTAAAAGCTAGGGGTATGGTAGGAGATGGCAGTGATCAAGTACATGAATTAATTACAGATTTGATGCATGGTAAAGCATTTATAAGGATGGATAAAAAAGGATTTGGTAAAGTATATCGATATGAAAACTGGGTTCCTACTGAAAGAAGATATAAAGAAAGTGGAGATAGAATATTTAGATGGAAAGGAAATGAATTTAACGAACAACAACTTGAAAAATATAATAAACAATATGGCAATAAGTTTGATTTTAAAGAATATGTAGTGCCTTATCAGTTTGGTAATAGACCTCAAATAGATTTTGGTGCAGAAATGAAAAACGGAATGTCTATGGCTAATTCTGTAGACTCGTTATTAGAACATTTAGATATTATATATAGAGAAGGTTTTGAAGATGTAAAGACTGACCTTACAAATGTAATAGAAGAAATGAATACTACTTTAAATGAATACAAGAAAAAAGGAATACAGATGCCATCTGAATTGTTTCAAGAACTTGTTACAGATAAAGTAAATCAAGAAGAATTTTTAGATTTATTAAATAAAGATATATCTAATATAGGTGAGGAAAGACTAGTTGCTGGACAAAGAATACAAGCTAAAGAAAAAATACAAAGTAGAAAACAACATGCATTAGAAGATGGTACAATAATTACAGCAAGAGATTATAAAAGATATTATCCAAAAATGTATTTTAGTGCAGATGTAGGTGAAGGAATTAATCAAGCATTAATAAATATAGACAGTGAATTATTAGCATTACAAAGTGCAATGGTTATTGACCCTGACCTTATTGATGAAAACACATTAGCAAATTTAGATAAAGATTCTGACAGATTTAATGAATTAGTAAAAGGTAAAGCACATTTAGAACAAGCTTTAGCAAGATATTTAGATTTAAATGGACAAACATTAAAAGAAGATGAAGTAGCAGAATTAATGACTCCATTTGAAAAACATTTTAAACCTGTTACTAACTTTCTTCCTTACGATTTAGTAAGAAAAGATAAAAGCGTAACTCCTGATTATTTTAACAGAATATCTAAAACAGTTGTTAAAGCACAATTGTTATCAAAGTTATTGTCTGCTTATGGCAGAATACAAAAACCTAGCTTTCAAAATTATTTAGTTAATAGATATAGAATTGCATGGAATAGTCCTAAATCAGAAGGTAGTTTTTTAGGAACAAGATTTGATATGCCTACATTAGCTAAAAAATTACATGTAAGTGAAGATGGTGTTGTAAATCTATTGAATAAAATGAGGTCATTGCAAACATTTCAAGTATTAGGTGGTTGGACTTCAGGTTTTGGTCAGCTTACATCTATGGCTAATAAAATGATGGAACTTGGATATGATGCAACAATCACTGGATATCAAGATTCTCAACTTACAGAAAATAAAGCATTGATTATAAAGAGCGGTATATTGTCGTTTGAAGATATGATTGAAACACATTTACTTATGGAAGGCAATAGTGCTGAAGTAAAAAGAGTAGAACAACTTAGAAAAAAATATAAAGAAGAATTAGAAACAGGGAAGATTCAAGGATATTCTAGAGCATTATTAAGAACATTAGAAAAAAATAATTCTGCTTGGGCTCAAGTACCAAGATCTCTTGCAAATTATGCTATAACTGGAGAGTTTCCTATTTATGGCACAGATAGTAAAACAGTTAAAAATACTAAATTTGTAGCAAACTTTAGAAAATATGTTAGTATGTCATTAACAGAAAGAATACTTCGTAGTACATCTTTTATGATGGGTGTTAATTGGAGTATTGAATCTGGGTATGCACAAAGTAAAGATGACCCAGTAGCTACAGAGTTTGGCAAACGTTTTGTACAAGAAATGGATTTTACACTGGGTAATGAAGGTGTAGGAGATTCTTTTGGTAATTCACTTATGCAATGGTTTAATCAAGTAAGAGTGTGGAGTACACAAAGAATGGCTTATGGAAAAGATGCATATAAACGAGCATGGTTATCTGAATATGCCGTAAATCCTGACCAAAGTAAAATTACTAGAAGTACTAAAGCATCTATGAAGTTTGCTAATGCATTGTTGTTAGAAGCTAGTGGTAATGGACTAACTGTTGGTTCAACATTAGGAGGAGCTGCTGTAATGGGTTCATTACTTAGTGGATATAGTGGTGTACTTGGTCCTGTTGGTGCAATAGCTGGAGGTGTTGCTGGATACGGAGCATCTTATTTAACTAAAAAAATTACAAATCCTATTACGCATTTAGCAGAAAGAAGAAAAGCTTTGCGTTTAACAAATCCTAGTGCTTCTAAAGCTAGTCAAATGTTATTGTTTCATGGTGCAACATCAGCATTGTATGATTTTGTATTATATAATTTTGATTTTAGTTACGCTAAAGAAGGTGCTTTAGCATCAGGTGCATTAAAGTTTACTAGAAGATTTGCAGGTAATCAATCGTTTACAAGACTTGGTAGTGGATTTACTTCACCATTAATGAGAAGTACAATGATGACTATGCATCTATTATATAAAGCTCTTAATGAGGAAGAAGATGTAGAACCTTTAGATTTCGTTAAATTGTTTGGAAGTTTTGCAGGGGTAGGATATATGCAATTTGCATATTTACTTATGGATGCATTTTATGATGAGCAGTCATTATCAAAACATAAAAATAAAAATGCTCGTAATGGTATAAGACAATTTATTAGATTGAATACACCTAATATAGTTCCAAGTGAACTACTTGGTTCATTTGGTGCGGATATGTTTGATATTGGTGAAGCTGGTTTAAAGACTATTAGAAACATTGATAGATATGGAATGGGATTAGGTAGAAAATAATCTGTTACAATTATGTTACAAATTATTAGCTTAATAAAGGGATAATATTAAGCGTTGAAAAGTTTATCGCCTGGGTGGTGGAATTGGTAGACACTGCAGACTTAAAATCTGTTGTCCGTAAGGACTGTTTATAGACGAGGGAAGGTAATACTGATATTGTCCCGTTACAAATACAGGACAAATGGTCGCTAAAAAAAGGCATAAACTTAAAAAAAACTTTTATTACACATCTGATGGTACGATTCAGTTTCGTAAAATGATACGAGGCAAATTAATTACAGGTCGTACAGGTATGACTGACCCGCATAAAGTTAATAAACAAGCTGAAGAAATACGACATCAGATTATTGCACACCATTATAAGCTGCAAGAACAACAAACAAAACAACCTAATTATAAAACGCTTATAGATAAGTGGATAAATACTAAACAAGGGTTAAGTAAAAGAACTGTAGTAACGTATTATAATAATGTAACTCAATATATTAACAGCGGTATACCTACTGATGTAAGTACTAGTAGGGTAAATGCAGTAAGGAGGGATTATAATATATTTGCAAGATGGTGCAAAAAAGAAGGATATGAAGTTGATATAATAAAAGGTAAAACTAATAGTGAGGCTAGAACAAGAGTATTGAATGATGATGAATTAAATAGATTGTGGATTGCATGTGATATGGAAGGAAGTCAAGAACGATATAAAAATAAACATCAGGATTTAAAAGATTGTTTACAATTTATATTTTATACTGGTGCTAGAAGAAAAGAAGTAAAAGCTCCTAAAAAAGAATGGCTTAGAAAAAATAATAATAATAATTATTACTTACAGGTTGTAAGAAAGGGAGGAGATAAAAGGATCATACGCATAAACAAACAAGCTTTGCGTATATTAGAACGAAGAAACTTTGAGTTTTGGAGTTATTCAGATGATTGGTTAACCAGACGTTATCAGTATATGGCTAAAAAAGCTAATATTAAGGATACTATACTGCATGATTTAAGACGTACATTCGGTTACAAGTTATTGGTAGGAGGTACTGACATAGCTATTGTTGCTAGATTATTAGGAATTGATATTAAAGTGGCATATAAACATTATACGCCATTATTGGTAAGTGAGATAGATAATTTTACAATTTAGTTACATTATTATTACATTGAATTTAGTAATGTCTTGTAAAAAATAATTGAAATATTAGGATTGGGTGCTTAAAATATAACGCACTCACTTATGTGTGTGTTGCTTAAACGGGTTTATTTAAGAGAGAGCCACTCAGTCCAAATTACTTCGGTAATTGAGTGACTCTCTCAAACCCCACGAAAACGCCCTAACGCTCTCAATATCATTTTACCATATTTTTATTTGTTTTACAAGCTTTTTACACTATATTTACAAAGTTATTTGGTCGCACTTATAACGCAAATAGGGATAATATGAAAACTAAACAACTAATTGAGTATTTTAAAGGTAAAAAAATACCTTATAGTATTATTGCTAAAAATCTTGGTGTTAGCACTAAAACTGTATATAACTGGTTTGAAAAAGAGAAATTAAAGCACACTAGCTATCTTAGGCTACTTGATTACTACCGTTCGTTGAATGAAAAGGAAGAAAGGAACCTAACAATGAATCAGCAGAGCAAACTTATTGAGTATCAACAAAAAGAAATAGAGCAATTAAAAGAAAAAATTAATGCAGAGAATTATAAGCATATTGACAGTAATACAAATTATCAATTTATTATATATGCTTCTTATAAACTTGATGGTATTAATATCCCAATAGTAACGTACTTAAGTAATGATTACGGCTGTAAAACTCGTTGTATGCATAATTGGAAATTTTTGTCTGATAGGTTTGGATATAGTGAAAAAGAAATTAAAGATGCTTGGTCACTTGACAATGCATATAAATATGATGAACACCCAATACATTTTTTAAGAAATAAAAAACATAAAGTTGGAGTAATTAAACAGGCAATTCATATGCTTACTTCTATGATGTTAAGTAAAAATACATTAGACCGCATTTATTTTAAACTGCCTGTAATATATCAACATAAAAATGGTTCTCCTATACATTGCATGAACAAATACGAAGTTGACACAACTGCACAAACAGTTTTATGTAAAATACATTTTATGAATGGAGTAGATTAAGATTTATTTTTTACTTTTATATATCGTTCTAACCAAGAATCAAAAGGTTCTACTACATAAGGTATTCCTCTATCTTCTTTAATGACTTGAATGTCAACTTCTTCAGAGGGCATCATCCATTGTGCAATCTTCTTGCGACATTTAGCTTGTACTTTAATTACATTATCAATTAAAAGATCAACTTCTTCATGCCAACCAAGAGATTGACCATTGCTACCCCAAGCTCGTTTACATTCTAATCCCATATCTTTAGTCATATCTCTCAATAAATATTCAAAACGATTACCTTTTGCTTTTGACTTGTTTGCCATGACTTCTCCAATCCTCAAATACATTTATACTTAAAACAAATAACACACTACCTGCACCAATGCATAACACACTAAAAGATATTATTAATATGTTTACTATCCATTCTGCTATTATCATTATATACTCCTTTACTTTTGAAACAAACGGAGAGTCAAACTGGCGAGACTAAAACCAGACCAAGGAGGAGGAATCCTGACTCTCCGCTGTTATTATTTACAATTAGGACATGTCTGTTTTTGTTTACCATATGTAGGAAAATCATGTAGATATACAATGGTATGATAATTACCTGATTTCATATAACTACGAGTCTCTATTGTTTCCCAACATTTTTTGCAAGAACGACAATGATATATTAATCTATCTGCTCTTTTTGCATCAGCTTTCCAGCCATGTCTTTTTAATGCTAACTGTTGTTTGTATTTAATCATTTAGTATGTCAAACAATCTTTCTCCTGTTTTTTCTACAGGAAATGCTTCGGGAATAATAACTTCAGTTTTATTG